TTTGTTGCGATATGCCGTTAATACAAGCGTTATTAGTTGGAGAGCCATTATAACGATCAATAAGAAATTGAAAATAATTATTATCAGCACCATATTGTACCCAATCTCTATTTTTTACTTCTAAGACCTCAGGAGATGTATAAGTTGCTAAATTAACAAAACTAAACTCTGAATTATTTTTTGCGTATCTACCTAAACTATCTCTTTTTCTTGTTTTTTTCATAATTAAAATACCTTGTATGTGTTGTCAAAGGAATTAAAAGTTTTATAAACCCCCAAATTTAAATCGAAATATTCATCTTCCATTTGATCAATCTCTTGATCAGTGCAAAATATTCTATCTCTAAATATTGTTGCATCTGTTGATCTGTCTATGTTCCATAAACTATTGTCATTCTCCCATAATTGATAATTAGTATTCCAAAAATTATAATCAACATAAAATCTTACATCATAAAAATGGCCCTCTACTAAAACAGGAGAAAATGATTGATGAAATGTTAAATAATTTCCTGATATAACAGCATTATTAATCTCATAAAAAACAGGAATATCTGTGCTATCATCTTTAATAGACATTGTAAATTCATTCCCGTATTCTCTTGGAATTACTTTAAAAGTTTGAGCAGCATTATTTGTATTAAATACAATCATACCTATATAACGAATTTATTAAGTTATTTTGTAGAAATGTAAACCCAAAAAAAAAGCACCCCTAAGGATGCTTAATTTTAAATATATAATATATTATGCAGTTGGGTCAATTACATCTGCATCTATTGGAGTTAATAAAGCTGAACTACTTAAAAAATAAGGAGCAGTTTCTTCCATTCCCTCCATTACAATTGTAAATCCTGAAAGATCTCCGGGAGCAGATCCAGTCACTGTTGTGCCAGAAGTTAATTCCATTCCGTTTTCAAATCCACAAAGAAATACATTTCCATAATAATCTTCAACAGCTACATAAGGTCTTCCGACAGCAACTACTTGAAGTTCATTTTGAGTTGCTGCATCTAAATATGTAAATGTTGCATTTAATGTTTGAGTGTAAAAAGTTGTTCCATTTTCACGAGATGAAGTTACAGTTGTTTCTAAATTGGAATTTCCTTTAACGTCCCATTTTGTCCACCCTGAAACTGAACCTGTGAAAGCAGATACTTTTCCATCGGTAAAAGTTACACCTGTTAAACCACCAAAGTCAGCGAAATAAATTGTTTTTATTCCACCAAATGCTGATTTACAAGGTAAACTTCTTCCTGTTGATACTGTACAAGCCATAGTTATTTAATTTTTTTTATAAATAAGGGTAAGTAAGTTTTATCCCACTTACCCTAATTTGAGTTAATATTAAGCGTATTCAACGATGTCAGATGCAATTCCGAATTGTACTCCAGAAGTAAACCTCATTATCATTCTTACGTTGTTTGATCCATCTAAATCAACCATATCAAGAACTCGAATTTCTTGGTTATTGTTTAGTAAACCTGTTCCAAAGTATAAGTTTGATACCTCAGCTGCATACATTTTATTATCTGACATACCCGGACAAACAAAGATTTGAACTCCATCAATAGTTAAAGAGCCATTATTCCACCATTGAGTACCTTTGTTGTCAACCCCTGCGTTAGATGTTGCAGCAACAGAGAATCCACCAAGTGCTTGAACATAAAATTTAGCAACTGAACTTGGAACATAAATTCTTAGTCCATCTTTGCCATATAAAGTATTTGGAATAGCAGATACTACCTTTTGTAATTCCCCTATAACATTTGCAGCAGTTATAACCCCTGCAGCAATTTGTTGGCCTGCAGGAATATCTCCGGCAGCAGCAGATGCAGCAATTAGTTTTTCAAAACCATCAAAAGAATTATTTGTTCCTGCAGCTGTATCTCCTCTCCAAATGTTTAATTCAGTTGATTGAGAAACTTTAGCAGCAACGTGAGCAATTAAAAAGTCTGAGAATTTAGGAGGCAATCCTTGGCTTAATCCATATCCCATTTGTTGAGATTCCCAGTCATTTACAAAATCTTTTTTACATAATTGTAAGTTAACTTGTAACTCAGTTGGTTGGATAATTCTCTCAGTTAATGTAATTGTTGATGTTGGATCAAAATCACAAGATGCCGGTTGAACTAATGCACTTGTATCAAGTTGTTTAATTACTTCTTTGTAACTAATATTATCCTTTACTGTAATACCTCCATCATTAATTGTGCTTGCCGAAAGAAGCGCCGCAGCTATATAATCTCCTGCGAACTCACCTGCGTAAGTTGTAGTTACGTTGACAGTAGTTGCTAAATTTACTTTTTTTAAATTACTCATTTTTTTTTATTTATTTATTTATTTTATTTATTTAATCTTGCTAAAACTCTATCTAATGCAGTTCCAACTCTTCTTTGAGAATATAAAAATCCTTTTACTTTTTTACTCTCTTTAGCTTCTGGGCTGTGTTTAATTGGCTCTGCTGATGGTTGTGATAATTCTTCTTTTACTTTATCTTCAACCTCGCTAAATTCTTCTTTAATAGTTCTTGATTTAGGTTGTCTTGATGCTTCTTCTTCCATTTCAACTTCTTCATCTTCCATTTTGCTTTCTTTGTCGCCTTTTAAATCAGCAATAGCATCCTCAAGATTTTTAATTCTTTTTTCCATTCCTGCCCAATCTTTAACATCAGCTTCTTTACCATCATCTTCGTATTCGTCCTCTTTGTTCTCTAAGTCCTCAGTAATTTCTTCTTTTTCAGGAACCTCATCGGAAACTTCTCTTAAATCAGAAATAAGACCTTCTTCTTCAATAACTAAAAGTCTTGAATCCTCAAGAATATATTCTCCAACAGGGAGGGCAACTCGCTCATCTTCTGTCTTAATAAATATTTCTTTTCCTTTTTCAAAAGAATCAGACTCTACAATAGTTCCGTTTTCTAATTTCATTTCTTCAAGTTTTACTTCTATGTTTAAAAGTGTCTTGATTTGGTTTAACATTTCAGTTGATTTCATAATTATTTATATAACGTGGATTAATTTTAATTTTGTATTTTCAGGTAATTCTTGTTATTGATCCAATACCTTGCGCCCAAATTGAGCCATCGCAACATTCTCTTGAATATGTATTTTCTTGAGGACATAAACAACCCCTTTGTCCTCCGTTTTGCGAGCTTCTTGCTGCTATATAGCCTCTGGATCCTGGCCCTAAATTTCTTTTCTTTTTATTAAGCATTAAGAATTTCTTTTATTGATTCAAGCAATCTACTATTTTCAATTTCCATTTTTTCTTCAACTGACTCATTTGGTCCCTCCATTTTATCAGCAAAATAACCCTCGATGCTAAACCCTTTTACTTTATTTGTTTTAATATACTCGTTCCAAACTTCATCATTATTAACTTTTACTGTTCCCATCCAAGTGCCAATAGGAACATTCATATTATATAATCTGCTTTTATCTTTTTCTTTATCCTCAACTATCCAAGATTCAACTAATGTTAATCCACTTAATTCGTGTTGATGTTCTAATGTTGAATTATTTTGATTTCCATTTTTTAAATATAATTGAGATGCTTTAGATATTGTTTCTTTGCTAAAGTAAATATAATATTCCTCTTTTCCTGTTTTTCTATAAATAGGTTTATTTGGAACAAGCAAAGCTCCCATTAATAATTTTTTGTCTTTAGATATTTCAGCGAGTTTTATTTCATCACTTTTTAAAGCAATAAAATCTTCTTCTATTGCAGGATTCTCAACAATACTAATTGCTTCAACTCCTGTTTCTTCTTGTTCTTCATCTAAAATTAATTCTATAATTCTCATAATAATATAACGTAATTTTTTTTTTTATTTGTATTTATATTGTTGCTCCCTCTACAATATTTCTTTCTAAGCCTTGAGCAGTTGTTACATCATTACTTACAACGTATGCTCTTGTTGGCCTGCTTTCTTGTGAGCCTATTGCCTCTGCTAATTGGCTTGTTCCTCCTTGGCCTATGACATTAAACGCAGGTGGTGCTGAGGGCATAGAAGGTCCTCCTCCTCCACCTCCACTTACTGTTGGACTTGGCGTTGCCCCTTTGCCATCTGCTTTAGTAGAAGCTATTTTTTGAATCTGTAAAGCACTAAATGCTCCTGCTAAACCTGCTTGAATATATGGATATGCAGGAAATAAAGCAGTAACTGGGCTTTTTTGAGCCGTACTATAAGCATTTTGAACACCCTCAATACCTGATATAGTGGCTTGACCTATTGCCATAGCTTTACCAATCTTGCTTCCTCTACCTGCTAACTCTCCAATTAATGCCATACTTCTTTTTGCAACATTTAATTTAGCTTTAGAAACATCTTCATTTAACTTTGTTTCAGCATCAGTATCTTTCTTTTTAGCTATTAATATTTGATTATCCCAATAAGCAATTATTGCTGCTTTTTGTTCCTCTGTTGCATTTAAATCATCAAGCTCTTTTAATGCTTTTTCTTTCTCAAGTATTGCTTTTTCTTCCTCTTTAATTGCATTTTCTTCTGCAACCATTGCTTCAAAGTTATCTTTTATTTCTTTAATACCCTCTAATCTTTTTTGCTCATCATCTTTATCTTTTTGAATCTTTTCTTCTTTTTTCTTATTCTCCTCATCTATTTTAGCTTGTTCCTCTTTTGCTGCTTCTT